TCATATATATCACTAGAACTATTTGCATTCCATCCACTGTTTGTGTTAAATGCAGCACCTGTATTAATATCGATTGTTTGTATATCCATTGTAAAATCAACAGCACCGCCATTACCTAAATTACTATCAGCAATAGTAATTGTATCTCCAACAGTATGACCTGAACCTGTAGTAACAATAGTTACAGAAGTTACATCACCATTAGCATCAACAACAATATCAAATGTACCAACAGTACCTGACCCTGAACTTGTACCACCAACACCCGTATATGTTCCTGCAGTTCTTAATACATCAGCAACAGCAAAATTATTTACAGCTATATGAGCACCTTCGGCATTTTCACATAATGTTAATGTAGTTAAATCTCCATTTACACTAACACCATCAATTCTTTTTGTAGTATTAGTTTGACTAATAGCATTATTTAAAGTTTGTATATATTCACCTACCGCATAAGTTGCTTGTGCATCTTGTATTATGAACTCTGACCCATTTATTGAAAAAAGTTTATCTCCAGTTACAGTATATTCATTATAGGCTGTAGGTATTGATCCTGTTGGTGTAAACTCTATAACTGTAGGGCTATGCTCAGGCCCATATTGAAAATAAATAAAACCTGAGTGATTTAAATTTGTTTCACCCCAAATTTCAGGTGCAGAGATAGCAGTTACATCATTTAAAATATTTTCTGTTTTAATTCTATGAGTTGAACTATTACCTGTAACACTATTACTATTTAAATAATTATATATGTCAACTACAGTTTGATTTTCTTTAGGAATAATTATTTCAGCATCTGTACCGTCAGCGAATTTTACATAAGTATTATCAACATTTTTAAATTTAATTTTACCATCAACCGAAGGGTTAGTTAAAGCTTGTGTTACATTTATATTATCAAAACTATAAGTTTGATTGGTATATAAAGGTACAGTATATTCAACTCTAATATTTGGTAATTTAAAGAAAAATCTTATTACATCACCACTACTAATACCACTTGCTTCTACACTATCTAATATTTCACCTAATTTATTATTTTGTGCATCTTCACTATCTGTACCTATTGTGTGACTACCTGCAATACAACTATTTAAAATATTTCTTAAATTTATATTTGAACTATAACCTCTATACATCCAAATTCTAGCATATGTACCATCAGCATATTGATAAGTTGAACCATCAAGATTTTTAAATGTTATTAAACCATCTTGTAGAGTATTTGAAGCAGCAGTATTATAATTATAATCATATTCAACTATTTCCTGATCAGTAGATGTACCATTAACTATTTGTGCTTTAACAGTAGCACCACTAGCATTTGAACTTAAATTAATACCAAGATTTGATACTAAAGGTGAAGATAATCTTACTGTAACTGTACCAGTACCTGTAGAGTTAAAATAAGCACCAGTTTGACCTATAGGTTTAAATATTTGATATACTTTTGGTGAGTTATGCAACTGTATCATATCACCAACTTTAAATATTTTATTAGTGTTAGGTGCAAAGTTAGTTAATGTTAATTCTCTTAAAGTACTATAACTAGTTTGCATAACTTTAATTTCTGTTTCTCCAGTTTTTAAAGGTATAGCTTTATTACTAATAATATTATTACCATTGTTACTACTAGGGTTTACTTCTAAAAATTGAATACCATCTTCAATACTTAATAATTCGTTTTCTACTTCTAAATACTGTTCCTCTGAAAGTAATGGTAAGTTAGCATCAATTGATAAAAGACTTGGGCCTAATCTATGTGTTCTACCATAACCACCTGTTGTCACAGATCTTGCAGAAGATGCTGATCTGTTCATAGTTATGTCGTTTGCATATTTAAAGATTGCACTATCAGCCATTATTTATTTCTCCCTTTAACACCTTGTGTGTTAGATTGATAAGATCTATTAGCACCACCAACTTCCGAAGAAGCTGACGATATAACAGCCTTAATCTGATCTATAGACCTTTGATCTACGTTACCAGATATATTAATATTAGTTACATTTGTATTACCACCACCCATTGATCCGCCCTTAGCCTTATCTCTAGGTATAACAACTTCGCCAGGCGTTAGCATTGTAGGTATTCTATCTGTGTATGGTGCACCACCAGGGACAACACCACCTTTATTCATACCGAAAAAGGATGTAGTACCACCTGATACTAAACTTAATGCTGCTATACCCGCTTGAGCAGCAAGTTGTTCATTTTTTTCTTTTGTAATAGCTTTTTCTTTATTTAATTTATCACCAAGTAATGATTGAAATAATAATTCAACACCATACTCAATACTCTTTTTTAATAACGTTTCAGCAATACTAGTTAATACATTTTTAAAACTGTTTTTAGTAATTTCTAATAATGAGTTACCTTGTCTTAATCCGTCAATCCAAGTTGTAGAAATTGTATCTGCAACACCTTTAGCCTCAATACCAACTCCTGCTAATTGTTCTCTATAAGTTTTAATTTCAGTTACAGATTCTGCTGAAGCCTTAGCCTCAGCTTGTCTTACAATTTCATTAAATTGCATTCTCTTTTTATGAGATTGTTCAGCAAGAAAATCTTTTACCTTAGCAGCCTTTTCCGCTGCCGCTTGTTCAACAACAATTTCCCCTCTACGCATATCACCTCTAGGATTAGGGGCTTGTAATTTTCTAAACTTATCAGCTCTAGTTTCAAAACCACCTGATAAAGCTTTCTTCTGTGCTATAGTTAATCTTCTGTATGACTCTATACTATTTTCTACACCTTTTTGAATTAGTCTTAAATCTTGAACAGCTTTAGGTTCCTCATCAAAGAAGTCTAAATCAGCATCATCAAAAGATTTAAAATCATCTCTTAACTTAAAAAGAGCGGGTGAAACTTTACCTTTAATATAATCAACTATAGATTTAAGTTCATCTCTAAAAGCTACAAGACCTACTACGGCTAATTGTATTGATGTTAATAATATACCTAAAGGATTTGCTCTTACTAATATATTAAATACTTTTAATCTTTTATTAGATAATAATAATAAACCCGCAACTCTTGTTATACCTTTACTCATTAATAAGAATTGTGCTGTAATACCCGCTACAATACCGCCAAGTTTAAGGCCTATAAATATCTTTGTTGCTAATACAAGTTTATCAAAATTAGTTATAAGGAATCTTATACCGCTTTCTATATTCTTAAATGCAGTAGCTAATTTACCACCTATTTCTTTAGCTAATTTATTTAATTCTTTTTGGTTACTACCTAATTCTTTATTTAAATCTCTTATCTGTTGTTTTAAAGGTTCAAAAAATGATTTAGCTACAATACTTCTAAATTGAAAGTACTTATCTTGTACCATTGATACTTGTCCAGTAAGTGTGTTAGCAAGTAATTTAGTTGCATTACCAAACTCACCACCTGGGCCAAATACTTCAAAGAATCTCTTTTTAGTTTCTTCAACTGATACTTTAACACCTGCTTCAAAACCTAACATTGCTCTAACACCACGTTCTCTAAATATATCAGCAGAAGCAATACCACCCGCAAATGATCTTTGAATCTGTGTAGCAGTTTGTTGGAAGTCTAACCCTGTAGCCGCAGCAACGTTACCTGTGATTTCCATAATCTTAGATAAGTCCTTAGCATCTTCAGATATAACCGCAAGATTACCTGACCCCGCTGCAATTTCTTCTAGAGAAAAAGGAACCTTAGCTGCAAACGCTGCAAGACTATCAAAAGCCTTACCACCCTCTTCTACAGAGCCAAATAAAAGTTGAAACCTATTTTGTAGTTGTTCTACTTGGTTACCTGCACTAAATGTATCTTTTACAAATTTACCAATACCAACAGTAGCTGTTGCTAAACCAACACCAACACCTACCTTAAGAGTAGTACCTAATGCTGCAAAAGTTGCTCTTGCTCTTGCTGCTCCTGCTTCTAAGGATGCTAATTTTCTTTTAGCAATTAAAGCTTGAGTTCCTAAACTTTTTAATCCAGTGTTTAATTTAGTTAACTGTTGCTGTCCACTGACGTTGGCTTGAATATTCAGCTTGACTGACATTTTTATTCCTATTTATTAAACACAATAATCTGTGTATTATTTTCGGTTAATTTTTTATCCGTTAGTTACTTCAACTTCAACATAGTCAAAATGTTTTTTAAAAGCACTTTCTATAAATTTCATAGGTGCTTGACGGCTATGACCATTATTAAGAAATTGAATATAAGTAACACCATTAGTTACAATAATCTCTTGTGGTTTATCTTTAGGTGCAAGTATAGTTACATTTGATGTACTACCTTGTTCACCAGTAAAGTATGTTTCAGTATATCCTATATACCAAGAATTCCTTGCTTGACCAGTATCAACAGGAGTCATTAATTTAACATCAGCAAAAGCCTTTAAGGCCCTAGCTCTTAATTGCTTTTCAATCGCCCCATCAATATCTTTTTGAAGATTAGCTATAGATGATTTTAAATTAATTACAGTTATTGTCATATCACTTTACCTTTATTAATACCTTTTTTAATTCTATATTTTTGTGTTCCATTACCACCAATGTTCACTTCCTTTTTAAGATTCTTAAATAAATCTTTTTCTTTTAAATTCTTTTTAGAGGCTTTTGTATATGCCTCAAGTTTTTTAGTATCTCTCATATATACTCCTTAAGAGATAGGCGGTTTTATCCGCCATATCTATTATGTTTTAGATTTTTTATTTACCATAGACTTCAAAGATTCGAAGCCCACTTTATTCTTATTAGCCTGTACAGCATCACTATCTTGTAATAACTTTAAAGATGGAAATATATCTTTAACATTTAAAGGTTTAGTACCTTGATAAGTAGTTTGAGCTATTATAGCAGATCTATGATCATCTCGCCAACCATAAGGTCTTTCTTGAAAGTATTTATGCCAACCATTATATTCATTAAATGGCATAGCATGTAAATCTCTTAAAGTTATACCTAATTGAAAGGCCATCTCATAGTCTACTAACTCGTCTTCCCCAACTTATCACCCTTATCATCTTTAGCACCTAGACCATTGTAAACTAAAATTTCATTTGATAATTCTGTAAGTGCAGTTATAGGAAAGTTTTCAAAATCCTTATCTTTCATATCCTCAGCACCAACAACGGTTGATTTAAATATAGCACTTAGGGTTGATAATCCAGTTACATCATCCTTGTGTTTATCTAAGGTTGTTTGTAAGTCTCGTACACCTTTAACTGTAAGTTGTCTTATCTCAACTTCTTGTTTTAAAAATGTAACCTTTTTAGTTATATCAAGTAGTTTTATGTGTTTCATTTTCTTCCTTTACTTCAGCCGTATTATCTTCAGGCTTTTTATATAAATGTTTATTATTAGATTCAAAGTCTTCCATAAGTTTTCTTACCTTATGTAACACGTCAAGTGTCTCGAATACTTCGCTTTTATTTTCTACGTCTTTCATTCTATCGTATGTTTTACGAATAGATGTGTCGATAGCCTTTTTAATATGTAATGACGTTATCCTTAAAACGTAAAACTTATTAAATGGTTTATTATTATTATCCATTTTTTATTATCCTATATTAAATTGATATGATGGGGATATTAGTCCCCACCACAAAATTTTATTTATTATGCGTCAGCAAACGGGCCTTTGTAGTCACCTTGAGTACTCATAGTTATAGTAGCCTGATTTGAATCAGTTAAACTAGGAGTTACTTCAAATGAAGCAAAAGAACCTTTTACGTAAAATGCACCGTTATCACCAGTCTCAGCATTCTTAACATCAATTTGGAACACGTAAGTGTTACCGTCTTGAACTAATGCTTGAATAGCAGCATGTACACTTGGTACATAGTTAACTGTGAATTCCATAGTAGGAGCATCAGCTTGTCCTTGAATTTGACTAGAAACTGATTGTCCGTACTGAGGAACGTTAACGATATTAGCGGGTTTACCAAAGCTTGGAAATTCTCTGATTGAAGTTACTTCAGTAGAACCATCAAAATCACCTGTTCCACCTGCGATAAACGCCTGGTGA